CGAGCGCAATCCGAAGGTAGGATTGCAGTTTAATATGGGCCTAACTCTAGGAGAGTAACATGGCATATCCTCACGCAAGCGGGACAGTATCGTATAGCGGTACTTTTATCCCAGAAATCTGGTCAAAGAAGCTCATCGAGAAGTTCTACGATGCTACTGTTTTGACTGCTATTTCTAACACCAACTACGAAGGTGAGATTCGTAGCCAAGGTGATATGGTAAAGATTCGCACCATCCCCACCTTGACCATCAACGACTACCAGTCTGGACAAACTCTGGTAAACCAGCGTCCAGAAAGCGAAATCGTTGAACTGCTTATCGACAAAGGTAAGTACTGGTCTGCAATCGTTGACGATGTACAGGATGTACAGGCTGACCTTGAACTTATGAACATGTGGGCAGGTGACGCGTCAGAGCAGATGAAGATTCGGGTTGACACCGAAGTTTTGGGTTCTATCGTTCCCGACTTCGCTGCTGAGAACAAAGGCGCTGCCGCCGGTCGTATCTCTGGCAACATCAACCTTGGCGCTACGGGCACTCCGCTGGCAGTAGACAAGTCCAACGTCCTCGACGTAATCTTGGATATGGGTCAAGTGCTGGACGAGCAAAACCGCCCCGAGACTGGACGTTTCTTGGTTATGCCTTACTGGGCAACTACTCTGCTCAAGAAGTCAGACCTCAAAGACGCGTCTTTGACCGGTGACGGCTCCTCGCCTCTCCGCAACGGACGGGTCGGCATGATTGACCGCTTTGAGATTTACCAGAGCAACAACCTGCCCAAAGTCGTTGACGGTGGACAAAATGCCTTCAACTTTATCGCGGGTGTAAAGAATGGTCTGACGTTTGCTTCTCAGCTGACCAAGACTGAATCTCTGCGTGCAGAGTCTACTTTCGGTAACATCATGCGTGGCCTGCAAGTCTATGGCTACAAAGTTATCGACGGCAAGTCTCTCACCGCTGCGTACGCTTACAAGGCATAAGGAGACTGACCTATGGCGACTTTTAACGCTTACCCCGGCGCGGACGGGGCACTGATCGTAGACGGCAACGGTAGCAACGCTGCTAGCGCCCCTGCGGTAACTGTACTGGAAGGTACTTTTGACGCCTCCTTGTTGAACCTTGCTGCTAACGATGTAGTAGAAGTAATCAAAGTGCCCAAGGGTACTCTGGTTCTCGACGTTATGTACGAGGTAATCAACGGTGACGCTGCTCAAACTGTCAACATCGGCGACGGTGCTGACGTAGACGGTTGGGTTGCGGCGGCTAGCGTCGCTACTGCTGGGTCTGTTGGACACGGCGGCGGTGCATTTGCTGGCGGCAAGTTCTATTCCGCTGACGACACCATCGACATTGAGTGCCCCACTGCTGGTGCGCACGACACAATGAAGATTCGTGTCTTTGCCCACGCCGTTATGTGCGGCGTTGCTGGCTAATCGGTCCGTTTTGTGGGACTCTTTAGGGGAGCTATGCTCCCCTCTTTTTATTAAGGACTGTGAATTATGCCTAAGATGCTTCGACACGAAAAAACGGGTGATTTGTATATCTATACCGCTGCATTAGCGACCCGAGAAGATATGGTAGAGGTAGAAGACGAGCCTACGCCGGAGCCTACCCCTGCACCTAAGCCAAAAGCTAAAGCTAAGCCAAAAGCTGAGCCTAAGCCTATCGTTGAGGAAGAATCTGAAGTAAAATCAGAGGATGACCTAGACTCTCTCTTTGGCGAGGAGTAATACATGACCGGCTCAGAGTTAATCGCGTATACACGCACGTTGTTGGCTGATTCTACTGAGCCGTATCTTTGGTCAGACGACTTCCTACTAACCGCTCTGCAAGAGGCGGAGCGGCTATTTTGTATGCGCACGCACCTGAACGTAGGAGAGGAGTCGGTGACCACAGCTGCGGACTCCAGCACCTACGCGTTACCAGAAAACACACTAAAAGTTGTCTTCGCACACATAGGCGCCACGCCTGTAGACCGGCTAACTGCGCCAAGCAGTACTGTCTATCTGCGTAGTGCTAGGGGTAAGCCTACGGGGTATGTTACTGGTTTTCCCACACGCAATGTTACGTTTTACCCCACACCAGATGCCGCGTACATTGTAGATTTAATTATAGCCGCCTTGCCCGAAGAAGGGTTTGGCGCTAGCGACGATCCGGTTGTCCCTGCTGAGTGGCAGTTGCTGCTCGCGGACTTCGCGGCGCATAAAGCACTTATCACTAACGATGTAGATGGTAACAACGTAGGCACTGCGACGACGTTTATGCAGCGCTGGGAGCTTGGCGTTCTGGAAGCTAAGCGTATGGACTATCTGCTACGCACATCGCCCCGTGCGCCCCTGCGCTCGTGGACAGGAGGTAAACGGTAATGGCTAGAAACCCGTCACTAGAGAGGGAACAAGCAGCTTCGCTTACACAGGCGCTAGGCATCCCCACCAACTCTAGCAATAACAGCGGCATCGCACGCGCTCGTGCTAACCAAAGGGGGAACCCTGCGCCCCCTGCGCCCCCTGCGCCCCCTGCGCCTGACCTGTCGCCCCCTGTGGTTGATCCAGCCCCCACAAAAGGCGCGTTCTATGACGAAGGCGCGGCGATGATACGCGAGGTAATGAACCGCCCGCTTGATACGGGCTTCGGCTCTAGGGGCGCGGCGCAACCCCGGTACTCGGCCGATGATTTGACCCGCAGGGCTATTAACCTCGCGTCTTCAGCCGAGTTTATGCCCCGATATGAGAGCCGTACGGCTATCAATATCCCTAACAGACAGCAGGCTATGCGCGAGAATCTGGCTATGGAGCGGGCCGCTAAGCAGGGCGATTTTTACGACCGTATGAACCAAGTCGGCTTTGTTACGCCCGAGCTACTTAAAATGGCTATTCAAGACCGCCAAGCGTCTAGGGGACTGGCCGCAGATAGCGTCCGCGAAGGTGGGCGCCAAGGGTTGTTGTCCCAGAAGCAGGCGCTCGACGAAGCACGGCTAGCCGAGGAGATTGGGCAGGCTGAGTATAAGTCTGGCGTTGACCGTAACGCGATGCAACGGGATTTGGCGCAGATTCTAGCGAATGCCGGCTTGCAGCAGAGGGCTACGGATGTGGCCCAGCTGGGTAACATCCTTGCTAACGCTCTAGGGGAAAAGCAAGCCAATATAGGCGGTCTCGAAACGTATATAGATTTGACTGAAGACTCTGTGACGGGTCAAGCCAAAGACCCCTTTGGGCGGTCGCAGGGAGTTAGAGACCTGCTGGAGATGCTAGGACTAGACCCGGAAAAATACGCCGAGACGGGTAGAGTACGGCTTGCCGATGGCGGCGAAGTTAGTATGGAAAACCCCACAGCCGAAGGTAAAACGGCTGGCTTAGATACGGGCGACTATGTATTCCCTGCGGAAGCCGTGCGGTTTTACGGCATGAAGACCATCAAAGCGATGGTCGAAAAAGCGATGATGGCGGATGATGCTTAATGTCCTTACTAAACCCGACTCCCGAGGAGATCGCGAAGGGGTCTAGCCTGCTGGCGCCCCTCCGACCCGATTACAACCAAGCAATTGACCTTGCCGATCAAGGGGCAGGGCTTAGGCGCGTTTCTGACGTAGGGGTGGATGTCCTTAGCGGGATTGCCGCCATCCCGCAGGGCGTTGCCGCGCTGGTTCCCGGTTTGGGCGGGGTTAGTCAAGGGATAGGCGAGCTTAGGCGGGGTATGGGCGAAGCCCTGTACTCTCCGCAAAGGCAAGCAGAACAGGCGAGGCTTGCGCAAGAGTTAGCCCAAACAGAAGGGTTTTTCGATGACGCGGGGACGTACCTCCGCGCTATTGCACGCGACCCAGCCTTGGGCGTGGGCGCTCTTGCAGAAACCTTGCCGGCTGTATTCACGGGTGGAGCAGTAGCCAGAGGAGTTGGCGCTCTTGCTCCTAAGTTGTCTGCTCCAGCACGAGCGGCTATCGGCGAAGGCACCGTAGCAGGTGCTTTGACCGCCGGTGCTATCGGCGAAGAAGGGGGCGATTACTTTCAGCGTTTAGCGGGTATCCCCGCTGGTATCGCTACCGGTTTAATCTCTGGGGGAAGCAACCGACTCATCGGCAAAATGGCCCAACAGCAAGGGCTAACGGGTGCCGTGGGTCGAGGGCTAGAGCAAGCTGGCGATATTGACATCGCCCTTGCAGGCGGAGCCGGTGCAGGTAAAGGCCGGCTTTTGAACCGTATGGCGCTGGGCGGCATCCGCGAGGGTGTGTTTGAAGAACTGCCCCAGTCGCTCTCAGAACAGGCTATAACGAACTTAGCCCTTGGCGAAGACATAACCGAAGGGTTAGGCTCTGCGGCGGCTGGCGGGCTTCTCCTTGGCTCTGCTATGGGCGCAGGGTTTACTGGGCTTCGCGGCACCACCCCCGAGCCT